TACAAGGCCTGATAAGACGCTATCAGCGTCGCATCAGGCATCCTGCTCAAATGCCGGATGCGGCGTAAACGCCTTATCCTGCCTACAAATGCGGAGTTTAACTCCGCTTATACAGCGGCAACCAAATCACCAGCCGTAAACCGCCCAGCGGGCTGTCTTCTGCCTTCACCCAGCCACGATGCTGCTGAATGGCGGTTTCAACAATCGCCAGCCCCAATCCTGTACCGCCAGATTCACGATCGCGTGCTTCATCGGTCCGATAGAACGGACGGAAAATCTGTTCGCGATCTTCCGGGCTAACGCCAGGACCATCGTCGTCCACCGTAATGGTGATACCGTCTTTATCTACCGCAAAGCCCACTTCAATCTTCGTATGGGAATAACGCAGAGCATTACGAACAATGTTTTCCAGCGCACTTTCCAGGGCGTTCGGATTGCCGTACAGCGGCCACGGCCCAGGCGGGAAGTTAACTGTCAACGACTTGCCCATTTGCTCGGCTTCGAACGCCGCGTTATCCAGCACTTCACTCCACAACTGGTTGGCTTTGATGGTTTCGCTAACCAGCGCGTTTTTTTGCTGATTACGTGACATCACCAACAGATCGTTGATCATGCTGTCCAGACGTTGCGCTTCGGTTTCAATACGCTCGAGTTCCTTGCTTTCACCGCTACGACGGCGCAGTAACGCCGTACCCAGTTGCAGACGCGTCAGCGGGGTGCGCAGCTCGTGAGAGATATCAGAAAGCAGACGCTGCTGAGAGGTCATCATGCGCTCCAGCGCGGTGACCATCTGGTTAAAACTGGCACCTGCGGCAAGGAATTCCTGTGGCCCCGCTTCCAGTTCCGGGTGCTGGCGTAAGTTTCCCTGGGCAACTTCATCGGCAGCGTTTTTCAGCTTACGCGCCGGTTTTGCCAGACTCCAGGCCAACCACAACAGCAGCGGCGTACTGACCAACATGGTGACAATCAGCAGTAATAGCGGGCGGTCAAACAGTAAGTTAATGAAATCGGATTGAGAACTGCTGGCCGGACGAATCAGATAAAGTTGGTAATTATCTTCGCCATCACGCACGGAGAACGGACCGACCAGTTCCACGCGGCCATACTTTTTCTTCTGCGGATGATCGGCGTTATCGGCCTGACCAATAAAGTTACGAATGATCTGCATTTCGCTGCGTTCAGCGCCGATCACGCGGCCTTCGGTGGTCACCAATAACAAACGCTGTCCTGGCGGTGCCCACTTATCAATCGCCCGGAACAGACGCCGCCACCACATTAAATCGTTGGGCGGATCGTTCGCCAGCTCCGCTTCGACATGCTGCTCAATCATCAGCCCCTGACGCTGTTCGCTATCCAGAAGCTCGGTCATCTGGCGTGAATCGAGCTTGGGTAACATCAAAACCAACATCAACACCAGCGCCAGCGTCAGCCAGAAGATGGCGAAGATGCGCGCGGTTAAGCTGCCTATCATGAAGCAGAAACCATCAGATAGCCGCGACCACGCAAGGTTTTAAACCACGGGTGACCATCTTTACGATCCGGCAGTTTACGACGCAGGTTGGAAATGTGCATATCAATAGCGCGGTCGAAAGGCGTCAGGCGTTTGCCCAACACTTCCTGGCTTAAATGTTCACGGGAAACCACCTGACCCAGATGCTGTGCCAGCAAATAGAGCAGGGTAAACTCAGTACCGGTTAACTCCAGCGTTTGCCCGTCGAAGCTGGCTTCCTGACGGCCTGGATTCAGCACTAAGGCATCAACTTCCAGTGTCGGTGAACCGTTGTCGTTGTTTTGCTGTTGCTCGCTCCAGTGCGAACGGCGCAGGATCGCGCGAATACGTGCCACCAGCTCACGATCATTAAACGGTTTCGGGAGATAGTCATCTGCGCCCAGCTCAAGGCCGAGAACGCGATCAAGTTCACTGCCGCGCGCCGTCAACATAATGACAGGCGTCTGGTGTGTCTGGCGAAGTGCTTTTAATGTGTCGATACCATTTTTCTTCGGCATCATTACGTCAAGCAAAAGTAAATCAATGCTGTCGTCCAGAAGATCAAGCGCCTGTTCCCCATCGTGGGCAACAATCACGTTGAAGCCTTCCATCTCGAGCAGCTCCTTTAATAGGGAAGTCAGCTCTCGGTCATCATCAACTAACAGGATTTTATTCATTGTTTAAATACCTCCGAGGCAGAAATTACGTCATCAGACGTCGCTAATCCATGACTTTACGTTGTTTTACACCCCCTGACGCATGTTTGCAGCCTGAATCGTAAACTCTCTATCGTTGAATCGCGACAGAAAGATTTTGGGAGCAAATGATGCGCATAGTTACCGCTGCCGTCATGGCCTCAACGCTGGCAGTCAGTTCATTAAGCCACGCTGCTGAAGTCGGTTCAGGCGATAACTGGCATCCGGGTGAAGAACTTACGCAGCGCAGTACGCAGAGCCATATGTTCGACGGCATAAGTTTAACCGAACATCAGCGTCAGCAGATGCGAGATCTTATGCAACAGGCCCGGCACGAACAGCCTCCTGTTAATGTTAGCGAACTGGAGACAATGCATCGCCTTGTCACCGCAGAAAATTTTGATGAAAACGCTGTGCGCGCACAGGCAGAAAAAATGGCGAATGAGCAAATTGCTCGTCAGGTTGAGATGGCAAAAGTCCGCAACCAAATGTATCGCCTGTTAACGCCGGAGCAGCAAGCGGTTTTAAACGAGAAACATCAACAACGAATGGAGCAGTTGCGTGACGTGACGCAATGGCAAAAAAGTTCATCGTTGAAGCTATTGAGTAGTAGCAACTCACGTTCCCAGTAGTAAACCCTGTTTTCCTTGCCATAGACACCATCCCTGTCTTCCCCCACATGATGTGGGGGTTTTTTTTATCAATTACTTACATGCAATCAAAAGTAAAAACAGGTACTTATCGAAAGCTGTAAGGGTTTGGAGCGGTTTCAAAATTTCTTGAGTGTGGACACTATGTGGACACTCAGAGGGGGAAATTTATAACGTCACTCCGCCTTTTAGTGGATTCAGAGCGACGGCATTTTGCAGATAGTCAGGCGCAAGGTGCGCATAGGCCATCGTCTGCTGAATGCTCGCATGTCCCAGAATCTGTTGCAGTGCGATTATATTGCCCCCATTCATCATGAAATGGCTTGCGAATGTATGCCGCAGGATGTGGGTTGCCTGATTGGGTGGTATATCAGGTTTCACTCTGCGTAAAATCCCGCAAAATTTCTCATAATCAACTTTGAATAATTTGGCGCTGGCCTCCTCTTTAACTTTTTTCTCCAGTTCCTCAGAAATCGGCACGGTTCGCTTTTTACCGTTTTTGGTTTTCAGGAAGGTAACCCTGCAATTTGTAATCTGTGCTGGTTTTAGCGTGGCAACTTCCGTCCATCTTCCTCCGGTGCTCAGACATAAAAGCGCGACAAGTAAGTCATCACCAGCCAAAACATTTAACAGTTTTTCGATTTCTGCTTTTTCCAGGAACGTCATTTCAGGGTTGGCCTCCGCCAGTGGCGGCAGTCCGTGAATTGGGTGTTGCCCGGAAAATTCATCCAATTGAATTAATTTTGTGAACATGCCGGATAATCGGTACATGTCACGGTTTATCGTTGCGGCACTGATACCATCACGTAGTCGCATGGAACGATAATCCATCAAAGCCCTTTTGCTCATCCTGCTCACTGGTATATCACCTATGCCGCTGATGGTTTTGAGTAGATGATTAAACTCTTTTGTTCCATGCTCGTGGTTTTGCCCGTGATATTTCCACCAGATGTCCAGCAACTCACTCAAAGTCCGGCGGTCTGCTCGCTGGCCTCCCCATTCTTTCTGACTGGCATTGGCGATTGTGTATCGCTCAAATGCTAGTGCTTCAGCTTTTCTTTCGAATTTCCTGCGGATGCGTTTTCCGTCGCGACCGCGAGGTCTAATGTCCACTTCATAGCGACCATCATCGAGCTTCTTAATTGCCATAAGAAAGCCCTCCGGCGCTGTATTCACCATCTTGGTAGCAAATGGTGAAAATGTAATCTTTATATAGAGTTAGCCAATCCTTTTCGCGGAGTGGTTGGACTCTGTTGACTCTGGCCCAATGTGCGCGAGAGCCGGTGCGATTTGTCCTGCGTCCGGCGCGGTTTTATCTGTCATAAGCCATAGAGCATATTTTTGGAATGTGGGATGCATAGTGATTTTTAGCAAAGCTGTGCCACCGGGTTCAAAGTTTCCTCCTTCATATTTTTTAAGTGTGCTTAGCGGTAACTCTATGATTTCACAGAATTTTGATTGGCTTAGCCCTTCAGCCTCACGCAAGGCCTTAATCTTTTCGCTTAATTTCATTTGACATGGTGCCTATATAGGGACTAAATTCCCTCAAAACTGGAACCTATATAGGTTCCATTGATTTGAGAATAAACCAGCATCTAAACGGTTTTGAGTGGTTTAGAAAGGGCTGGATCCTATGAGGGTACCATATATGGACGCTGAAAATTATGTGATTCAGTATCCGCTTGATGCGGTTCATGTGGATAAATTTGCTGATTTATTAGGGAAGCCAAAGACAGCCGTCAGTGAAATGGTGAAGGCAAATAAATTACCAATTATTGAATTGCGTGATCCTTGCAAACCGAAGGCTCGTGCCGGTGAAAAATGGGTTTTCATTCCTGAGTTTAATCGCGCTGTACGTGAGGCGTTTTATAACCGACCGGTTGAACAGCGTGATGCATGGCTTTTGTGGATGGGGTTGTGATTATGAATGAGCCGCGTTGTATTGCTCAGTTATTGCGTAACGAAAGCCCCAGGGCGATTGACTTCACCATCACCCACGGTAAGGGGCGTAAGGGAATCATTATCCGCACCAAAAAACAGAGTCCGTTAAAAAAGGCTCTGACCTTTCTGAAAAGCCGGAGGGTATGGAAATGACAGTGATGACGCTCAATCTCGTTGAAAAACAGCCAGCAGCTATGCGCCGGATAATTGGCAAGCATCTTGCCGTCCCTCGCTGGCAGGATACATGTGATTATTATAATCAGATGATGGAGCGCGAACGGCTAACGGTTTGCTTTCATGCACAGTTAAAACAGCGTCACGCAACGATGCGTTTTGAAGAAATGAACGACGTCGAACGTGAACGACTGGTTTGTGCAATTGATGAATTGCGTGGCGCATTCTCAAAACGCCGTCAGGTCGGCGCAAGTGAGTATGCATATATTAGTTTTTTAACAGTCAGTCAGCGTCGTACTTTATTTATGCATGCGGGATTGACAGAAAAAGAATTCAATCAGCCGTACTGGCGAATTAATGAAGAATCATGTTACTGGCGTGATGCTTTATTCCGTGCATTACGTGAATTATTCAGTCTGTTTGAGTATGCACCGACAATTCTGACGTCGGTAAAACCAGAGCAATATCTGCATTAAATAATTAACCAGAGTTTTTAACGCACTTAATCGTGCGGGGCTTCTTTTTGCCTGGAGAAAGTCATGCATACAGTTTCTGAAAATCAGTGCGGTAAATACGCATTACTGCTGCAACAGGCCAGAACCGAAGCACAGGCCGACGCTGCGACGCGCTTTTCTTCTCATCTTGACGCCATGATTCGCCACATCACAAAGGCGGAGTTATCCCGCGTGGAGATAGTTGAGCTGCTCAGTCAGGAGTCGGAAAAATTTCACAATATCGGATTGTCTCGCGGGGAGGTGCTTTGATGTCCTGTTCTCGTTCGGTTGTATTACTGAATAACGCCTTAAAAATCGCCGTTATGAAAAATGGTGATTTGTCTCTTATTCAACTTGGTATTGATAAAGAGAAGCGCGAAATAACTGAATCTGTTATCGCGATTTATCAGAGTGAATTAAACCTCCTGTCTGATGTGGTCAATTTACTTGTTAAACGCGCTGTATTCCACAAGCAAATTTCCTCAGTGGATGAACTGACAAAATTAACGACAGAACTCGCCAGTTATTGCGCTGATGAATTTAAGAAGCTGAACGACAAAAGGAGCTGGTAATGCCGGGCAACGTGGATTTTATTCAGGAACAACAGGCTGAATTACTGGAGCGCCAGATTAACGCGGCAAGGGTAAAACATTGCGGTGTTTCTGCGCTGGTTTGCGAAGAGTGTGACGCGCCAATACCTGCTGCCCGTCGTGCGGCTTATCCGTCAGCCACGCGTTGTGTTTCCTGTCAGTCAGTCTTTGAAGCAAAAAACAAACATTACCGGAGAACGGCATGAGTATTCGTATTGAAATTGGCGAACGTTATGTCGTTACCAGTGACAGCTTTCAGTTTATTCTCCACGAGAAAAAGAGAGCGGAAAGCGGTAAAAACGCCGGTCAGGAATGGCTGGCGGTGGTTGGTTATTACCCGAAATTAGGCCAGCTCGTTTCCGGCCTGATGCATCACGATATTCTGACCGGAAGCGCAAAATCTTTTGCTGATTTAAACGCGCAGGTTGAGCAACTCAGCAAGCGTTGTTCAGAGGCTTTTGGCTCATATGGCCGTTAAAGCCTCCGGGCGTTTTGTCCCTCCGTCAGCATTTACCGCAGGCACCGGTAAGGCGTTTACCGGTGCTTATGCATGGAACGCGCCACGCGAGGCTGTCGGGTGCGAAAGACCTCTTACACGTGACGAGATGCGTCAGGTGCAAGGTGTTTTATCCACGATTAACCGCCTGCCTTACTTTTTGCGCTCGCTGTTTACTTCACGCTATGACTACATCCGGCGCAATAAAAGCCCGGTGCACGGGTTTTATTTCCTCACATCTACTTTTCAGCGTCGTTTATGGCCGCGCATTGAGCGTGTGAATCAGCGCCATGAAATGAACACCGACGCGTCGTTGCTGTTTCTGGCAGAGCGTGACCACTATGCGCGCCTGCCGGGAATGAACGACAAGGAGCTGAAAAAGTTTGCCGCCCGTATCTCATCGCAGCTTTTCATGATGTATGAGGAACTCTGCGATGCATGGGTTGATGCGCATGGTGAAAAAGAATCGCTGTTTACGGATGAGGCGCAGGCTCACCTGTATGGTCATGTTGCTGGCGCTGCACGTGCTTTCAATATTTCCCCGCTCTACTGGAAAAAATACCGTAAAGGACAGATGACCACGAGGCAGGCATATTCTGCCATTGCCCGCCTGTTTAACGATGAGTGGTGGACTCATCAGCTTAAAGGCCAGCGTATGCGCTGGCATGAGGCGTTACTGATAGCTGTCGGGGAGGTCAATAAAGACCGTTCTCCTTATGCCAGTAAACACGCCATTCGTGATGTGCGTGCGCGCCGCCAGGCAAATCTGGAATTTCTTAAATCGTGTGACCTTGAAAACAGGGAAACCGGCGAGCGCATCGACCTTATCAGTAAGGTGATGGGCAGTATTTCTAATCCTGAAATTCGCCGGATGGAGCTGATGAACACCATTGCCGGTATTGAGCGTTACGCCGCCGCAGAGGGTGATGTGGGGATGTTTATCACGCTGACCGCGCCGTCAAAGTATCACCCGACACGTCAGGTCGGAAAAGGCGAAAGTAAAACCGTTCAGCTTAATCACGGCTGGAACGATGAGGCATTTAATCCAAAGGATGCGCAGCGTTATCTCTGCCGTATCTGGAGCCTGATGCGCACGGCATTCAAGGATAATGATTTACAGGTCTACGGTTTGCGAGTCGTCGAGCCACACCACGACGGAACGCCGCACTGGCATATGATGCTTTTTTGTCATCCACGCCAGCATAACCAGATTATCGAAATCATGCGTCGCTATGCGCTCAAAGAGGATGGCGACGAAAGAGGAGCCGCGCGAAACCGTTTTCAGGCAAAACACCTTAACCGGGGCGGTGCTGCGGGATATATCGCGAAATACATTTCAAAAAACATCGACGGCTATGCACTGGATGGTCAGCTCGATAACGACACCGGCAGGCCGCTGAAAGACACTGCAGCGGCTGTTACCGCATGGGCGTCAACGTGGCGCATTCCGCAATTTAAAACGGTTGGCCTGCCGACAATGGGGGCTTACCGTGAACTACGCAAATTGCCTCGCGGCGTCAGCATTGCTGATGAGTTTGACGAGCGCGTCGAGGCTGCACGCGCCGCCGCAGACAGTGGTGATTTTGCGCTGTATATCAGCGCGCAGGGCGGGGCAAATGTCCCGCGCGATTGTCAGACTGTCAGGGTCGCCCGTAGTCTGTCGGATGACGTTAACGAGTACGAGGAAGAAGTCGAGAGAGTGGTCGGCATTTACGCGCCGCATCTCGGCGCGCGTCATATTCATATCACCAGAACGACGGACTGGCGCATTGTGCCGAAAGTTCCGGTCGTTGAGCCTTTGACTTTAAAAAGCGGCATCGCCGCGCCTCGGAGTCCTGTCAATAACTGTGGAAAGCTCACTGGTGGTGATACTTCGTTACCGGCTCCCACACCTTCTGAGCACGCCGCAGCAGTGCTTAATCTGGTTGATGACGGTGTTATTGAATGGAATGAACCGGAGGTCGTGAGGGCGCTCAGGGGCGCATTAAAACACGACCTGCGAACGCCAAACCGTCAGCAAAGAAACGGAAGCCCGTTAAAACCACATGAAATTGCACCATCGGCCAGACTGACCCGGTCGGAAAGAATGCAAATTACCCGTATCCGCGTTGACCTTGCTCAGAACGGTATCAGGCCGCAGCGATGGGAGCTTGAGGCGCTGGCGCGTGGCGCGACCGTAAATTATGACGGGAAAAAATTCACGTATCCGGTCGCTGATGAGTGGCCGGGATTCTCAACAGTAATGGAGTGGAAATGATGGCAAAAATTCACGAGGTAAAGCTGCACGCCAAATATTTTGACCTTGTGCTGGAAGGAAAGAAACGCGCAGAGTTTCGGAAAAATGACCGTAATTATGAGCGCGGGGACACGCTGATTTTGCATGAATGGGTACAGGGTGTGTTTACGGGGCGAAAGGTTGAAGCCCGGATAACAGATGTTACTGACCTGTCAGACTGGCTGGAAGATTATGTCTTGCTAAGTATTGAGCTGCTTAATACAGGCGCATATGAGATTGTGAACTGGAAAGAACTTAGTGAGCGTGGTCTGGTATTCAGAATTAATCATGAAATTATGCATCAGCTCGGTCTTGCTGTTATGTATGAGTCAGTGACAGGCCTGTCTGGCGGAGCAGTGGTTGCCACGGATGGAGCATGGAACTATTCAGATGAACAGATGGAGCGTGCACAGCAAAACGGGTGGCTTGGATAATGCACAGAATACCAGGCGAGATACCGCACCATAAAACTAAAAATATCAAGCTGATGGCCATTGTTCACCGTCTACAGCAGATTATGGTAAACGAAAATCTGACGCCTGATGAGCTGGTCGGGTGTGCGCAAATTGTTAGGGATAATTACGAGCGTTTGAACGATATGATTCAGCTTGGTACTTTCCAGCCAACAATACCTTTCTGGGGGCAACCTCGATAACCATAAAACCCTGCAGGTGCTGAAACTTGTTTTCAACACCTGCAGGGTTGAGCAATGAGCGGCGCTAGGAGTTAGCAGCCTAGATTTCTGAATGTAACCCATTATAAAAATGATTTTGTGATTTGAAGCTTGGAATTAAAATGAGTTAAAATGAGTAGTGTTAACAGGCTGATAAACTAAACCAAGTAAGTTGTAAAAATAAATAGTGGAGTGTACAAATGACACAGCAATATGTTAAAGACGTCATGATTGGTCAGAGGAAATTGCTTTCATCTAATACTTTCATAATTCCAAAAGGTGAAATGTGTGATTTTAAATTAAATATATCTGATGACGAGAATGAGTTTAACTTTCCTATTCGCATTGCCTTTGATGATGATGGCGGTTCAACTCAATCAGTTGAGTTCAAACCAGATCCATCCTCAAGCTCTATGAAAATGATCTTGCATAACTGGAATAACCCTCTTGGCTCTGCGCTGAAAGAGTTTTACCCTATTGTTAATATCGAGAATAGAACAACAATTGAAATGCTTATGGTAAATAAAAGACTTGGCGATGTAAATGAACTGGTTATTCAATTCTGGCGAAAGGTCGAAATGTCATGAATAAGCCAAAAATAGAACTAGCTACAATTCCTGTCTCGCCTGATGATATATCCACTAACTTGCAGGTGGGTGTAATAGTTGTTAGTGAGGATAAGTTGATTCGCATCCTTGAAAAGGATCGGGAGAGGACTAAAAAGAATATGGCTTGGACAGCTCCTGCTAGTTTTTTTATCACATTGATTGTTGCAATATTAACAACTGATTTTAAAAGTCGGTGGGGTATGCCTGCGGAAGCATGGCAGGCGCTTTTTTATGTAGGGGCGGGATTATCTGCAATCTTTGCTGTTATTTATTGGTGTAAAGTAGACAGAAAAGACATGGATAAGTTGATTGAAGAGATAAAAGGTAAATAGTCTCTTCCTATTTCACATTATGGGGGATTCTTGAGTTATGCCCCCTTTTGTAACGTGAAAAACTGGCATCTTGAGAGCCAGTTTTTTATGCGTTTCTTCCCGATTTTCAGACTTTTTTAGATCTGCATGCGTTATTGCATCGAATTGCATGCGTTTCCATCTCCTGTAGCGTCTGAGCGTCGCCAGTGCTGGCGCCCCTCCGGCATGTTCGTGCACCTGCATTAAAACCGCCCTATGAAGCGGGCGGGCGAGGCGGGGAAAGCACTGCGCGCTGGCGGTGGTGCTGATTTTATTTTTTCAGCGTCTGAGCGCGTCTTGATGGCGTTTAGATTGTGCGCCGGGGCGTTGGTGTGTCTGCGGGGTGTTTTGTGCGGTGGTGAGCGTGTGAGGGCGTGATGACGGGGTGTAAAAAAGCCGCCCGCAGGCGGCGATGTTCAGCCGTTGTCAGTGTCCAGTGAGTAGTTTTTAAAGCGGATGACCTCCTGGCCGAGCCAGCCGTTTATTTCCCGAATCCTGTCCTGTAACGGGATAAGTTCATTGCGGACAAAGACCTTTGCCACTTTCTCAATATCACCCAGCGACCCGACGTTCTCCGGCTTGCCGCCCATCAACTGAAAAGGGATGCGGTGCGCGTCCAGCAGGTCTGCGGCGCTGGCTTTTTTGATATTAAAAAAATCGTCCTTCGTTGCCACTTCACTGAGCGGGATAATTTTAATACCGTCGGCTTTTCCCTGTGGGGCGTAGAGAAACAGGTTTTTAAAGTTGTTGCGGCCTTTCGACTTCACCATGTTTTCGCGAAGCATTTCGATATCGTTGCGATCCTGCACGGCATCGGTGACGTACATGATGTATCCGGCATGTGCGCCGTTTTCGTAATACTTGCGGCGGAACAGCGTGGCCGACTCATTCAGCCAGGCAGAGTTAAGGGCGCTGAGATATTCCGGCAGGCCGTACAGCTCCTGATTGATATCCGGCTCCAGCAGGTGAAACACGGAGCCGGGCGCGAAAGGTGTCGGCTCGTTGAAGGATGGCACCCACCAGTAAACATCCTCCTCCACGCCACGGCGGGTATATTTTGCCGGTGAGGTTTCCAGTCTGATGACCTTACCGGTAGTGCTGTAGCGCTTTTCCAGAAACGCATTACCGAACACCAGAAAATCCAGCACAAAGCGGCTGAAATCCTGCTGGGAAAGCCACGGGTGCGGGATAAACGTTGAGGCCAGAATATTACGTTTGACGTAAATCGGTGAGCTGTGATGCACGGCAGCACGCAGGCTTTTTGCCAGACCGGTAAAGCTGACCGGTGGCTCATACCATCTGCCGTTACTGATGCACTCGACGTAATCCAGAATATCACGGCGGTCGAGTACCGGCACCGGCTCACCAAAGGTGAATGCCTCCATTTTCGGGGCGCTGGCAGTCATTGTTTTCACCGCTGGCTGCGGTGTTTTCCCTTTTTTCTTACTCATCAGTAAAACTCCAGAATGGTGGATGTCAGCGGAGTGCTGATACCGGCGGTGAGTGGCTCATTTAACAGGGCGTGCATGGTCGCCCAGGCGAGGTCGGCGTGGCTGGCTTCCTCGCTGCGGCTGGCCTCATAGGTGGCGCTGCGTCCGCTGCTGGTCATGGTCTTGCGGATAGCCATGAACGAGCTGGTGATGTCGGTGGCGCTGACGTCATATTCCAGACAGCCACGGCGGATAACGTCTTTTGCCTTGAGCACCATTGCAGTTTTCATTTCCGGCGTGTAGCGGATGTCGCGCGCGGCGGGATAGAACGAGCGCACGAGCTGGAACACGCCGACACCGAGGCCGGTGGCATCAATTCCGATGTATTCGACGTTGTATTTTTCGGTGAGTTTGCGGATGGATTCCGCCTGGGTGGCAAAGTCCATGCCTTTCCACTGGTGACGCTCAAGTATTCTGAATTTGCCACCGGCCACCACCGGCGGTGCCAGTACCACGCATCCGGCGCTGTCGCCACGGTGTGACGGGTCGTAACCAATCCATACCGGTCGGGAGCCGAACGGATTGGCGGCAAACGGCGCATAGTCTTCCCATTCTTCCAGCGTGTCGACCATGCAGCGTTGCAGCTCCTCGAACGGGAACACCGACGCCTTGTCGTCAACAAATTCACACATGAACAGGTTTTTAAAATCGTCGGCGCTGTTTTCACGTTTGAGCTGCTCAATGTCGAACAGCGTGCAGCCGCCTTTCAGGGCATCCTCAATGGTGACAATCTGCCGCCACTGGCCGTCCGCACAGAGAAGACCTCCGGCAAGGGCGTTATGACTGACGTCGATTTCCACGCGTTCGGCGGCGCTGGCGCGTCCCCGGTTGAACAGTTCACCAGACCAGAACGGGTAGGCGTCGTGCGCCAGCGTGGACGGGGTGGAGAAATAGGTCGAGCGCAGGTGACTCTGTGAGGCCATACCTGATGCCACCTTACGCAGTACCTGAAAATTCGGGATCCAGAAAATCTCGTCGACGTACAGGTCGCCGTTATGGCTCTGTGCGGTGTTGGAGTTGGTGCCGAGAAAAATCAGTTTTGCGCCGTTATTGCCCAGGACAATCGGGTCACCGGTCAGGTCAACGTCAACCAGACGGGCAAAGGCGATGATGTATTCGCGGAACACATACGCCTGCGTTTTACTGGCCGACAGAAAAATCTGGTTATGGCCGGTTTTCAGGGCGCGCAGCAGCGCCTCACGGGAAAAATAAAACGTCGCGCCAATCTGGCGGGATTTCAGGATATCGCGGATGCGGTGCTCAAGCCCGGCGCGATACCAGTGCAACTGATAGTCGAAAGACTGCTCAAAGAAAATCTGCTCCAGCTTTTCGATGGCCTCGTCACTGAAAAAATTCTTTTTCGGTTTGCGCCGCCCGCCTTTGTTGCGGTTAGCGACGTTCGGATTAAGGTCTGCCTCGTTGCCGGTCTGGCTGTAGCGGTTTACCCGTGCCAGTCGTTCAATCTGGCGTCCGAGCAGGTCAATTTCCTTGAAGTCACCGCCGGTTTTCTGCGGTTTGATGATGAGCTGGGTCAGCCGCGCTTCCAGGCTCATTTCGACACGGCTGATGGGGGCAACACTGTCCCAGCCGTCGCGCTGTTTCCAGCTCTGCACCGTCGGGCGTTTCATCTGCAACATGGCGGCAATCTGCGGCACGGAAAACCCCTGCCAGTACAGCAGCGCCGCCTGACGACGCGGGTCGTGTAAAAGAGTGGTGTCTGTGGTGATGGTCATGAATACCTCGCCGTGATGAATACACGGCAAGGCTACTGAGTCGCGCCCCGCGATTCGCTAAGGTGCTGTTGTGTCAGTGATAAGCCATCCGGGACTGATGGCGGAGGATGCGCATCGTCGGGAAACTGATGCCGACATGTGACTCCTCTAATCACTATTCAGGACTCCTGACAATGGCAAAAAAAGTCTCAAAATTCTTTCGTATCGGCGTTGAGGGTGACACCTGTGACGGGCGTGTCATCAGTGCGCAGGATATTCAGGAAATGGCCGAAACCTTTGACCCGCGAGTCTATGGTTGCCGCATTAACCTGGAACATCTGCGCGGCATCCTGCCTGACGGTATTTTTAAGCGTTATGGCGATGTGGTCGAACTGAAGGCCGAAAAGATTGACGATGATTCGGCGCTGAAAGGCAAATGGGCGCTGTTTGCGAAAATCACCCCGACCGATGACCTTATCGCGATGAACAAGGCCGCGCAGAAGGTCTACACCTCAATGGAAATTCAGCCGAACTTTGCCAATACCGGCAAATGTTATCTGGTGGGTCTGGCCGTCACCGATGACCCGGCAAGCCTCGGCACGGAATACCTGGAATTCTGCCGCACGGCAAAACACAACCCTCTGAACCGCTTCAAATTAAGCCCTGAAAACCTGATTTCAGTGGCAACGCCTGTTGAGCTGGAATTTGAAGACCTGCCTGAAACCGTGTTCACAGCCCTGACCGAAAAGGTGAAATCCATTTTTGGCCGCAAACAGGCCAGCGATGACGCCCGTCTGAATGACGTGCATGAAGCGGTGACCGCTGTCGCTGAGCATGTGCAGGAAAAACTGAGCGCCACTGAGCAGCGCCTTGCTGAGATGGAAACCGCCTTTTCCGCACTTAAGCAGGATGTGACTGACAGGGCGGATGAAACCAGTCAGGCATTCACCCGCCTGAAAAACAGTCTCGACCACACCGAAAGTCTGACCCAGCAGCGCCGCAGCAAGGCCACCGGTGGTGGCGGTGACGCCCTGATGACGAACTGCTGACCGGCTTCAGTCAGTCCGGGAAAACCTTCACGATTAACCCTTAATTTCAGGAAAAACTATGCGCCAGGAAACCCGCTTTAAATTTAATGCCTACCTGTCCCGTGTTGCCGAACTGAACGGCATCGACGCCGGTGATGTGTCGAAAAAATTCACCGTTGAACCGTCGGTCACCCAGACCCTGATGAACACCATGCAGGAGTCCTCTGACTTTCTGACCCGCATCAACATTGTGCCGGTCAGCGAAATGAAAGGGGAAAAAATTGGTATCGGTGTCACCGGCCCCATTGCCAGCACCACCGACACTGCAGGAGGCACCGAGCGTCAGCCGAAGGACTTCTCGAAGCTGGCGTCCAACAAGTACGAATGCGACCAGATTAACTTCGATTTTTATATCCGCTACAAAACGCTGGACCTGTGGGCGCGTTATCAGGATTTCCAGCTCCGTGTCCGTAACGCCATTATCAAACGCCAGTCCCTTGATTTAATCATGGCCGGTTTTAACGGCGTGAGGCGTGCCGAAACCTCTGACCGCAGCAGCAATCCGATGCTGCAGGATGTGGCGGTCGGCTGGCTGCAGAAATACCGCAATGAAGCCCCGGCGCGCGTGATGAGCAAGGTCACTGACGAGGAAGGGCACACCACCTCTGAGGTTATCCGCGTGGGTAAGGGCGGTGATTATGCCAGCCTTGACGCACTGGTGATGGATGCGACCAACAACCTGATTGAGCCGTGGTATCAGGAAGACCCTGACCTTGTGGTGATTGTGGGACGTCAGCTACTGGCGGACAAGTATTTCCCCATCGTTAACAAGGAGCAGGACAACAGCGAAATGCTGGCCGCTGACGTCATCATCAGCCAGAAACGCATCGGTAACCTGCCGGCGGTACGCGTCCCGTACTTCCCGGCGGATGCGATGCTCATCACAAAGCTGGAAAACCTGTCCATCTACTACATGGATGACAGCCATCGCCGCGTGATTGAGGAAAACCCGAAACTCGACCGCGTGGAGAACTACGAGTCAATGAACATTGATTACGTGGTGGAAGACTACGCCGCCGGTTGTCTGGTGGAAAAAATTAAGGTCGGTGATTTCTCCACACTGGCTAAAGCGACCGCAGAGCCGGGAGCGTAACCGATGACGAGTCCCGCACAGCGCCACATGATGCGGGTCTCGGCAGCGATGACCGCGCAGCGGGAAGCCGCCCCGCTGCGACATGCAACTGTCTATGAGCAGATGCTGGTCAAGCTCGCCGCAGACCAGCGCACACTGAAAGCGATTTATTCAAAAGAGCTGAAGGCCGCAAAAAAACGCGAACTGCTGCCGTTCTGGTTGCCGTGGGTGAACGGCGTACTGGAGCAGGGCAAAGGTGCACAGGATGACATTCTGATGACAGTCATGCTGTGGCGTCTGGATACCGGCGATATTGCCGGTGCGCTGGAGATTGCCCGTTATGCCCTGAAGTACGGTCTGACCATGCCGGGTAAACACCGCCGCACCCCGCCGTACATGTTCACCGAGGAGGTGGCGCTCGCGGCCATGCGCGCCCACGCTGCCGGTGAGTCTGTGGATCCCCGCCTGCTGACGGACACCCTCGAACTGACCGCCACGGCTGACATGCCTGATGAAGTGCGCGCAAAGCTGCATAAAATCACCGGTCTGTTTCTGCGTGACGGTGGTGATGCCGCCAGTGCGCTGGCGCACCTGCAACGTGCGACACAGCTCGACTGTCAGGCCGGCGTCAAAAAAGAGATTGAACGGCTGGAGCGGGAGCTGAAACCGAAGCCGGAGCCGCAGCCCAAAGCGGCCACCCGTGTCCCGCGTAAGACCCGGAGCGTGACACCGGCAAAACGTGGACGCCCGAAAAAGAAAGCCAGTTAACAACCGAATGCGCCCCGCGCCAGGGCGGCACGCCGGTCAGTGAGGGTGAATCACCTGACACTGCACCGGCGTCCACCGCCCGACTTTTCAGAGGTAGTCATGATGACGCTGATTATTCCGCGAAAGGAGGCTCCTGTATCCGGTGAGGGTACGGTGGTCATCCCGCAACCGGCAGGCGACGAGCCGGTGATTAAAAACACGTTCTTTTTTCCCGATATCGACCCGAAGCGCGTCCGGGAACGTATGCGCCTTGAGCAGACCGTCGCCCCCGCCCGTCTGCGTGAGGCCATCAAGTCAGGCATGGCGGAGACGAATGCGGAGCTGTACGAGTACCGCGAACAGAAAATTGCCGCCGGTTTTACACGTCTGGCGGACGTCCCGGCGGACGACATCGACGGTGAAAGCATCAAAGTTTTTTACTACGAGCGCGCCGTGTGTGCGATGGCGACCGCGTCACTTTATGAACGTTATCGCGGTGTGGATGCCAGTGCGAAAGGCGACAAGAAGGCCGACAGCATTGACAGCACCATTGATGAGCTGTGGCGGGATATGCGCTGGGCAGTGGCGCGCATCCAGGACAAGCCGCGCTGCATCGTGAGTCAAATCTGATGAAGACCTTTGCGCTACAGGGCGACACGCTCGACGCCATCTGTGTCCGGTATTACGGGCGCACTGAGGGCGTGGTCGAGGCCGTGCTCGCCGCAAATCCGGGACTGGCTGAACTGGGTGCGGTGCTGCCGCACGGCACCGCCGTCGAACTGCCCGACGTTCAGACCGCGCCCGTGGCTGAAACTGTCAATCTGTGGGAGTAACGCATGACAGCAGAAGAAAAAAGCGTCCTGTCGCTTTTTATGATTGGAGTGCTGATTGTTGTCGGCAAGGTGCTTGCCGGTGGTGAACCCATCACCCCGCGTCTGTTTATCGGGCGCATGTTGCTCGGTGGTTTTGTCTCGATGGTTGCCGGTGTTGTTCTGGTGCAGTTTCCTGACCTGTCACTGCCTGCGGTGTGCGGCATCGGCTCCATGCTGGGTATCGCCGGCTATCAGGTGATTGAGATTGCCATTCAGCGCCGTTTTAAGGGCAGGGGGAAACCGTAATGCCGGTAATTAACACGCATCAGAATATCGCCGCCTTTCTCGACATGCTGGCCGTGTCCGAAGGGACGGCGAATCATCCGCTGACGAAAAACCGGGGCTATGACGTGATAGTCACCGGACTGGACGGAAAGCCGGAAATTTTCACCGACTACAGTGACCACCCGTTCGCACATGGCCGACCGGCGAAGGTGTTTAACCGTCGCGGTGAAAAATCCACGGCCTCCGGTCGCTATCAGCAACTTTACCTGTTCTGGCCGCATTACCGCAAACAGCTTGCCCTGCCGGATTTCAGTCCGTTGTCACAGGACAGGCTCGCCATTCAGTTGATCCGCGAACGCGGTGCACTGGATGACATCCGGGCGGGACGCATTGAGCGCGCCATTTCACGCTGTCGCAATATCTGGGCGTCCCTGCCGGGTGCCGGTTACGGTCAGCGTGAGCATTCACTGGAAAAACTGGTCACCGTCTGGCGTACCGCTGGCGGCGTACCGGCTTAAACGGAGTAAACACCATGAAGAAATTATCCCTTTCACTGATGCTGAATGTGTCGCTGGCGCTGATGCTGGCACTGTCCCTGATTTACCCGCAGAGCGTGGCCGTCAATTTTGTCGCCACCTGGGCGATTCTGGCGACGGTTATCTGTGTGGTTGCCGGTGGTGTCGGTGTGTATGCCACTGAGTATGTACTGGAACGCTACGGACGGGAGCTGCCGCCGGAATCGCTGGCCGTGAAGATTGTCGCGTCGCTGTTTTTGCAGCCGGTGCCGTGGTGCAGACGGGCGGCGGCTCTGGTGGTGATGGTGGCGACGTTTATCTCGCTGGTCGCTGCCGGGTGGATTTTTACCGCGCTGATTTACCTCGTGGCGTCGGTGTTCTTCCGGCTGATACGCACGGCCTGTCGTCAGCGTTTTGAGGGGCGGGAACCATGTCAAAGCTGATGATTGTGCTGGTTGTGTTGTTATCACTGGCGGTGGCCGGTCTGTTTCTGGCGAAGCATGAAAACGCCAGCCTGCGCACCTCGCTGGACAGGGCGAACAACGTAGCCAGCGAGCAACAGGCGACCATCACCATGCTGAAAAATCAGCTTCATGTTGCGCTCACCAGGGCAGACAAAAACGAGCTGGCGCAGGTGGCACTGCGTCAGGAACTGGAAAACGCCGCGAAGCGTGAAGCTCAGCGCGAGAAAACCATCACGAGATTACTCAATGAAAACGAAGATTTCCGCCGCTGGTATGGCGCTGACCTGCCTGATGCTGTGCGCCGGTTGCACCAGCGCCCCGCCTGCACCGACGCCAGTGATTGTCCACAACGCCTGCCCGAAAGTGAGTCTTTGCCCGATGCCGGGCAGTGCCCCGCAGACGAACGGCGATTTAAGTGCCGATATCCGGCAGCTTGAGAACGCGCTGGCACGCTGTGCCAGCCAGGTAAAAATGATTAAACACTGTCAGGACGAAAACGATGCTCAAACCCGACAGCCTGCGCAGGGCGCTGACTGATGCCGTCACGGTGCTGAAAACCAGTCCCGAGATGCTGCGGATATTCGTGGATAACGGGAGTATTGCCTCCACGCTGGCGACGTCGTTGTCATTCGAAAAGCGTTACACGCTCAATGTGATTGTGACCGACTTTACCGGTGATTTTGACCTGCTCATCGTGCCGGTGCTGGCGTGGCTGCGGGAAAATCAGCCCGACATCATGACCACCGACGCAGGCCAGAAAAAGGGCTTCACGTTTTATGCAGACATCAACAATGACAGCAGCTTTGATATCAGCATCAGCCTGATGCTGACCGAGCGCACGCTGGTCAGTGAGGTGGACGGCGCACTGCATGTGAAGAATATCCCGGAACCCCCGCCGCCGGAGCCGGTCACCCGCCCGGTGGAGCTTTATATCAATGGCGAACTGGTGAGCAAGTGGGATGAATGAGTTTAAGCGTTTTGAAGACCGGCTGACCGGACTGATTGAATCGCTGTCACCGTCAGGGCGTCGGCGACTGAGCGCCGAACTGGCGAAACGTCTGCGGCAGAGTCAGCAGCGTCGGGTGATGGCTCAGAAAGCCCCGGACGGCACACCCTACGCGCCACGCCAGCAGCAGAGCGCCAGAAAAAAGACTGGTCGTGTTAAGCGAAAAATGTTTGCGAAACTTATCACCAGTCGTTTTTTGCATATCCGCGCCAGCCCGGAACAGGCATCAATGGAGTTTTACGGCGGGAAGTCACCGAAAATCGCCAGTGTGCATCAGTTCGGTCTGTCGGAAGAAACCCGGAAAGACGGTAAGAAAATTGATTATCCGGCGCGTCCTCTGCTCGGCTTTACCGGTGAGGATGTGCAGATGATTGAAGAGATTATTCTGGCTCACCTCGACCGTTAGTTGTGCCATTCCTGACACCTCATCGTCACATTGCCGCCGGTATGACCCGGCGGCATCCTTCCCGTTATGAACACTCTCGCAAATATTCAGGAACTCGCGCGCGCACTGCGCAACATGATTCGCACCGGCATTATCGTCGAAACCGACCTTAACGCCGGTCGCTGCCGTGTGCAGACCGGCGGCATGTGCACCGACTGGCTTCAGTGGCTGACCTGTCGTGCCGGGCGTTCGCGCACATGGTGGGCACCTTCCGTGGGGGAGCAGGTGCTGATTCTGGCCGTGGGCGGTGAACTTGACACGGCGTTTGTTCTGCCGGGGATTTATTCCGGCGATAACCCCGCGCCGTCTGCGTCGGCGGATGCCCTGCATATCCGTTTCCCTGACGGGGCGGTGATTGAGTATGAACCCGAAACCAGTGCACTCACGGTAAGCGGAATTAAAACGGCCAGCGTGACGGCTGCTGATTCTGTTACTGCCACGGTGCCGGTGGTCATGGTGAAAGCGTCAACCCGCATCACCCTGGACACACCGGAGGTGGTCTGCACCAACAGGCTGATTACCGGCACGCTGGAAGTTCAGAAGGGCGGAACGATGCACGGCAACATTGAACACACCGGCGGTGAACTCTCATCAAACGGTAAGGTACTGCACACCCATAAACACCCCGGCGACAGCGGCGGCACAACCGGGAGTCCTCTATGACAGCGCGTTATCTCGGAATGAATCGCAGTGATGGCCTGACGGTCACTGACCTTGAGCATATCAGCCAGAGTATCGGCGATATCCTGCGCACACCGGTCGGCTCACGGGTGATGCGTCGTGATTACGGCTCGTTGCTGGCGTCAATGATTGACCAGCCGCAGACTCCGGCGCTTGAGTTGCAGATTAAGGTCGCCTGTTACATGGCAGTGCTGAAATGGGAACCCCGCGTCACCCTGTCATCCGTCACCACTGAGCGCAGTTTTGACGGGCGAATGACGGTCACGTTAACCGGCCAGCACAACGACACCGGCCAGCCACTTTCGTTAACCATCCCTGTGAGTTGAAACCATGCCGATTATCGACCTGAACCAGCTACCTGCACCGGATGTGGTCGAGGAGCTGGACTTTGAAACCATTCTTGCCGAACGCAAGGCGACACTGATTTCCCTTTACCCGGAAGACCAGCAGGAGGCGGTCGCCCGTACCCTGACGCTGGAATCCGAGCCTCTCGTCAAACTGCTGGAGGAAAATGCTTATCGCGAGCTTATCTGGCGTCAGCGTGTGAATGAGGCCGCACGGGCGGTAATGCTGGCCTGTGCTGCCGGTAATGACCTTGATGTGATTGGTGCCAATTACAACACCACGCGCCTGACTATCACCCCGGCAGATGATTCGACTATCCCGCCGACACCGGCAGTGATGGAGTCTGACACCGATTATCGTCTGCGTATTCAGCAGGCGTTTGAGGGCTTAAGCGTCGCCGGGTCGGTGGGAGCCTATCAGTATCATGGTCGCAGTGCTGACGGGCGTGTCGCGGATATTTCTGTCACCAGTCCGTCTCCGGCCTGCGTCACCATCTCTGTGCTGTCACGTGAAAATAACGGTGTCGCATCCGAAGACCTGCTGGCCGTGGTGCGTAACGCCCTTAATGGCGAGGACGTCAGGCCGGTGGCCGACCGCGTGACCGTGCAGTCTGCCGCCATTGTTGAATACCAGATAAACGCCACGCTTTACCTTTACCCTGGTCCCGAAAGCGAACCCATCCGCGCCGCCGCCGTGAAAAAACTGGAAGCGTACATCACGGCACAGCACCGGCTGGGGCGCGACATCCGTCTGTCTGCCATTTATGCCGCTTTGCATGTGGAAGGCGTGCAGCGTGTCGAACTGGCTGCACCGCTGGCTGACATCGTGCTCAACAGTACGCAGGCGTCTTTCTGTACCGAATACCGCGTCGTGACCGGAGGCTCAGATGAGTGATTCGCGACTGCTGCCGACCGGCTCATCACCGCTTGAAGTTGCCGCCGCAAAAGCCTGTGCGGAAATTGAAAAAACGCCGGTCAGTATTCGTGAGCTGTGGAACCCGGATATCTGTCCGGCAAATCTGCTGCCGTGGCTGGCGTGGTCATTTTCGGTTGACCGCTGGGATGATAAGTGGCCGGAAGCGACAAAACGCGCTGTTATCCGCGATGCGTATTTCATTCACTGCCATAAGGGCACTATTGGTGCGATTCGCCGTGTGGTGGAGCCGCTCGGCTATCTGATTGAGGTGAGGGAGTGGTGGCAGCTCAACGAGGAGCCGGGGACGTTCCGCATCGTTGTTGGCGTGCTTGAGCAGGGTATTACCGAGGAAATGTATCAGGAGCTGGAGCGTCTCGTTGCTGATGCAAAACCTGCAAGCCGCCATCTGACGGGACTGGCTATCAGTTTAAGTACAACCGGCAACATTTTTGCCGGTGCGGGATGCTATCACGGTGACGCCCTGACGGTTTATCCCTACACCCCGGAGGCCATTATTGTCGGAGGGGATTATTTCCCGGCCTCGGCCATTCATTTAATTGATAACCTGAGAGTAAACGCATGACAGTGAAATACTACGCCATTCTGACTAATCAGGGCGCGGCACGGCTGGCTAACGCGACGATGCTCGGCAGTAAGCTGAATCTGACGCAAATGGCCGTTGGTGATGCGAATGGTGTCTTGCCGACACCAGACCCGGCACAGACAAAACTGATTAATCAGAAACGCATTGCACCGCTGAATCTTCTGAGAGTTGACCCGAACAACCAGAGCCAGATTATTGCGGAGCAAATCATCCCTGAGAACGAGGGCGGATTCTGGATCCGTGAGATTGGGCTTTATGATGATGAAGGCGTACTCATTGCGGTGGCGAACTGCCCGGAAACGTACAAACCGCAGTTGCAGGAAGGCAGCGGTCGTACCCAGACTATCCGCATGATTCTGGTTGTCACGAATACCGAAGCCATCACGCTGAAAATCGACCCGTCGGTGGTACTGGCGACCCGTAAATACGTGGATGATGAAGTCCTGGAATTAAAGCTGTATGTGGATGACCAGATGAGAAACCACATTGCCGCACAGGATCCTCATACCCAGTATGCACAGAAACATAATCCGACATTTACCGGAGAACCAAAAGCGCCGACGCCTGCCGCAGGAAATAACACCACGCGGATTGCGACCACTGCGTTTGTACAGGCCGCTATTACCGCTCTGATTAACGGTGCGCCTGCCACGCTGGATACACTGAAAGAAATTGCCGCAGCCATTAACAATGACCCGAAATTCAGCACCACCATTAACAATGCGCTGTCAGGTAAGCAGCCACTGGATGAGACGCTGACTCATTTGAGTGGGAAGGATGTTGCCGGTCTTCTCGCATACCTTGGTTTGGGAGAA